TTGAACCAAAAAAGCCTCAGAGAAGGATAGTTTCTATATGTAAAAAACTTAATATACCCCATAGGAGTTTCCACTCAATAAGGCATAGTTATGCTACGAGATTATTTGAGATGGATATACCAATCAAAACAGTTCAAGTCTTGCTAGGACATGGAGATATAGCTACTACTATGGATATTTATACACACGTAATGAAAGAGAAGAAATTAGAAGTACTGGATAAACTGGTTGTATAATAAATGGTGTTGA